TGGTCAATACAGCATTTGGGATTGGAAGACAGTGCGCTCATATAAAGAAGAGGGCGTCAAGAAAAAAGCAAAATCAATGTCTCATTACAAAAGCGCTGAAGTGCAGATCGCCGCATACGCACTCGCTCACAATCTCGCTGTAAAACGAGGCGAGCTTGACAATGAGATAACTCAGGGTGTAATCTGTGTTTGCTACGACTGGCGTGAACCTCATGTTCATGTCCTGAATAAGCAAGAGCTGAAAGCTCGTGCGCAAGAATTTATCGAGCGTTACAAAGCTTACTGCTCACTCGAAAACACCCAATTCCCAAGGCTCATAGAGCCTGAACTCTGATGCTCACTCTCGTCGCTAGCGGTTATGTGACCGGCGAAGTTCAAGTTAAAGATGGCGACTATGGCAAAACTGCCACTGTCGGCATCCGCTCTAAAACCACCAACGGAAAGCAAACCCACTTCGTCAACGCCACTTTTTACGGCAAAAAGATTGATACTGCCGTTAAATTCATGGAAGACGGGCGCCAGGTAACTCTTGTGGGCAGTGTGAAAAACATTGCTCAAAAGAAAAAGAAAGATGGCACTGAATACGTTGCCGTTTACATGGATGCAACTGATTTCACTATCCCCGAACGTCAAGGGCAGGAAATGCCATCTCGCTCTCAAGCTCCCGCTGCAGATGAAATGCCTTTCTGACCTCTTGGCAGGGCACGGTCTTCCCGAACTGAAACAGGACTGATTCACCTCCCCGCGCTAATGCTTCTACTGCTCGGGCCAAGCGGTAGGTCTGTAAGGCACCAGCGCACACAACGTCAAGGGGTCTCATCAGGGAGCAAGGCGGTACCACCTCTCGCATGTGGGTTCTGGGCCTTGTCAAGGTGAATAGCTCGTAAGCCCAAGACTTGAAAGCCCCTTCGGGGGTTTTCTTGTATCATTGAATAGTGACAATAAATTGCAATGAACAAGCTCATCGGACTTTACAGCCCCGCCCCTCAGTCAGGCAAATCTCTCGCTGCAAATGTTCTTGCACGAACAAGTCATCGCATGGTGAGTTTCGCTGAGCCAATCAAGCGAATGGGCGTAGAATTCTTCGTTTCGCTTGGATACAAAAAAGATGAAGCAGTCGCCTTAGTATGGGTTCATAAAGAAAGATTTGTTCCTGAGATAAGCACAACGCCTAGACACGTTCTGCAAACGCTTGGTACGCAGTGGGGGCGAGATTGCATCAATCAAAATATCTGGCTTGATTGCATGAAGTATCGCATTGAGAAAGAAAAGGACTATGGCGTTGTTATTGATGATGTCCGTTTTCTCAACGAAGCAGAAATGGTTAAAAACATGGGGGGCGAGATGTGGAAAATTATTCGACCGTCAGTTGTCAACAAAGAAACGCACGTATCAGAAGGCGGGCTTGATGACTGGGATGGCTTTGATCGTGTGATTGAAAACATAGGCACGATTCAGGAATTTCGCGCAAAACTTGATGCTTTGATGACATGCTGAAAGATCGCGGTGATATTTTTTACGGCGCTCGTCTTGTTGCAGATGCGCGTTTGCACCTCGGCGCTGTAATCAATGGAGGCGATGGAGAATTGTTTTTTGCGGCAATGTGGAAGATTATCGACAATAAAGTTTACCTAGGATATAGGACATTTGACAACAGAGACATAAAGATGCACGGAGTTAAGGATTTTATCTTTAACTTTCATCATGGATTAGGAATCAAGAAAGCGACTCTTGCGACTTTTCTTGCAAACTGCGCAAAAGCTGCAATCAAAGACAAGACGCAGGCGCAGTATGCGTCAAGATTTGCAAAATGGCTGGGAGAGCAGCACGATGGATTTGATTTTCCGCAAGAGTTCTTTGAATACATGCGCATCAAATACTATATTCAAAAACGATACAGAAAAAAGAATCCAGACAGATACAGAAGATTGCAAATACTTGAAAGAATCTACAATCAATACCCGCAGCTTCTGCAAGAAGTTGGCGCAGGAAAGAAATATAAGGATATTTTTGATTGTGCAGAAGACCTCACGATCTGGGAGCGCAAACGCACAGTTCGCCCACTTTCTCTTTACAACAATCCAACGGCAAGACAGACAGAAGAGCTGGCGGAAAAGTTAAGTGTCAAGCTCAGCAAGCTGAATCGACGTATTTTGATCGCTAAACTTATAGAAATTTACAAGCGCGACAAGGGGATTGATGACGGCAAACTTGTTGACGACGCTTGAGCAGTGCTCAGCTCAGTCCTATTCCTTCTTTGTCGCCGGCAAACCTGAAACACAGGGCTCCAAGAGCGCTTTTGGGCGCGTCTACACCGACCGAGAAGGCCGCCAGCGCGTTGCTGTGGCCATGACTGAGCAGTCCAAGGGGCTCTACGCCTGGAGGGCCTCCGTGGGGCGCATGGCGACACTGATGCGTCCACGCGACTGGGAAACGCAGGGCTTATTTGTATTGTCAGTGTTATTTTATATGCCTCGCCCAAAGATTCATTTTGACAGCAAGGGTTTACTTAAAGAGAGCGCCCCGCTGTTTCATACAAAGAAGGGCGACGCAGACAAGCTGCTCAGGGCCTGCGGTGATGCGTTGACAAAAATATGTTACGATGACGACGCTTTGATCGTTGCAGCTTCTTCCATGAAGCTGTTTTGTGATCCGGCTGACGGCCCTGGCGTTCACGTCAAGGTGTCACGACTTGATCAAGAAGCCGCTACGGCAATGATGCTTGCACTCAAGCCGTAACGAGACTCTTGCAAGAAAGCGCTCAACGTGCTAACTTGCACAAGTCAACCACACGAGCCGTCATGGCACGCAAAAAACAGGACTCAGATACTGCGGTCCTTGATCCCATTGAAACTGATTCTGAAATGTCTGCTACAGCCATTGCTCCTGAAACCGCTGAAGCCAAGTCCACCAAAGTCAAAGTTGGCGGCGAGCGCAAAGTAGGTCAGGAACTGCTTGACTACGTGCAAGCTAATCAAGGCGTTGCTGGTGACGAGCTTGCTTTTGGGGCTGGCTACTACACCAAAATCACCGACGCAGAAACCGGCGAAACTCAAACTCGCATCCATAAAAACGAGTTCTTCAAGGCCGTCACTGAAGCCTCTACCGGCATCGTGATTCCCTCTGCTCGTCGCGCCTACAGCTCCCGCAAGGGCCGCGCTCCTATCGTGACTGTGGGTAAGACCGGCAATTGCGTGGTGGGTGCTCGTCACAGCGCTATCGCTGGCTTTGAGCCTGGTAGCAAGGTGCAAGTCACCGCCGAGGAGGGGAAGATCGTCCTGACCCCCCTGGACGGCGCTGAAGCCGCTGAAGCCGAAGGCGACGACGATCTGGATCTCTGATTCGTCTCTCATCGTTCACGCCCTGCTTCGGCAGGGCTTTTTCTTTCTTTATCAACATGGGACAACTGCAGGAACAAGCGCAGCTCTGGAGAAAAGCATTCCAAGTCAAAAGCGACAATCAAAGAGGAAATCTTCAATACAATCTTCAGATCAAGCTGATCATTGAAGAGTACACAGAAGTTATTGAGGCATTTGACGCTTTCAAGCAGAATGACATTTCCACTCACGCCGACCTCCTAAAAGAGCTGGCCGACCTTGTTTTTGTTTGCTATCAGGCGGCAGAAAACATGGGCTGGGATCTTGATGAAGCGATGCAACGCATCTTTGACAGCAACATGAGCAAGCTCGATGACACGGGCGCCCCAATCAGAAATGAGGCAGGAAAAATCATGAAAGGCCCGAACTACCAACCCCCAAATCTACTAAGCATTGTTGAAAATGCGTGACAAAATCACTGGAATAGCTTGTTTTTTAATTGCCTCTTCAGTCATCGCCGTCATTTTCCATGAACAAATCAGCTACATCCTTGAAGACAAAGCGACTGAGCGAGCGAAAATTCTTTTTTCACTTCCCGCTCCTGAACGCAATTGAGACTTTCACCGCCCTCTCTGAGTTTGAAGCTAGGCATCAATTGATCAACAGCTCCTTTGCGCCCTATTACGGTCAAGCGGTCCTGCTCAACCCTGATGACAGACGCTGAGGCCGATGCCATCATTGAAGCCGTCTGGAACTCAGAGGCGTCGCTGACGCACAACCTGAGGGCTCTTGTCCGCGCCGCTGCTTGCTATGGGTGGCGGTGCGCTCAAGCTGCTCACTGGATTAACAAACACCGCTCCCAACACGATGGTCAATCCCTTTGAAGAACAAAGGCGACAAGATCGCCTGGAGTCTTGGTACAAACAAGACGGGCGCAACGATAGAAGTCACCCCATGTACGCTCTCTACACTGGGCTGGCTGACAAGTACATGAACAAGGAGCAGGGAAATGTTTGAACTTGATCTTGAGGAACTATTCCGCGAATACTGGGAAGGTTCTTACCCTAATGCGCCCGCAAATAAGCAATCCGTTGCATCGCATGTTGCGTTTGCTCAGTTCGTGCTCCTGAAGGCAAAGGAGGCGAAAGGTGAAGGTTGAGTTTGTTCACTGCACGCCAGA